CCGGTATCTGAGCCGCTGCCCCACCGTTGGTGCGCGTCGGCATATGCGCCGGCAGCGGCTCGCGCTGTGCGGCGGCGGCCTGCAACTGCGGCCCGGCCTGGCGGTCGATCTCGCCGATGAACGGCGCCACCGTCTCGTAGGGCGCCTTGGCGAGCACGCCGATCAGGTTGCGCCATTGCAGCAGCGTCATCGTGACATGGATCGCCAAGCCTGGCGGTGCGTCGCTCATGTGATGCCTGCCGGTGGCTTGCCCACGGTGGGAACCGGCGGCGTCAGCGTGGTCTCGCTGCTGTCATCGGCGGTCGACACCTTGTAGGCCGCAGTCTTGTCCAACGGCATCAGCACGATCCAGCCGAGCGGGCCAAGCCCACGCCGCCGGCCCTGCCACCCGACCTGCCGGATGAAATCCTGCCGGTTGCCCTCGCTGATCCCGGCATGGGTGCGTAGCGGCTGCTTGGGGTCGAGCACGTAGAGCGGCTGGCCGTTGGCCGCCACCCACTGCGCATTGGGCTGTGCGGCGTTGCTCATCTGGCCGGCCAGTGTGGTCATGGTTGAGCCTCCTAGCGAATGCGCCGCGCGCCGATGTAGCCGAAGGCGACGCAGGTCGAGACGGTGAACGCAGCCGTGACGACCAGATAGACCGTCGTGGTGGCTGCGATGGAAAGCCGGAACGATGCCAGCGACATATTCATCCCGATGCCGGTGGCGAATGCGGTCGAAAGGTTGAACCTCGGCCCGGCGCCGGCCGCCGGCATGGTCAAGCTGACGGTGTTGATGCCGCCACCAATGTTGGTCATCGGTGTGGTCGCGGCCGGCTGGATCGACACGTCGCCGCGCACATCCCAATCGCCTGCGGTGAGGCTGATGCTGGTAACATTGGCTCCCACGTTGTTGGCCAGCGGCACCGCCGAGCCGGCGACAACCAGGGACGAGACGTATTCGCCGACGCTGCCGGGCTGGGCGTTGTTGTTGGTCGTGGTGCCGACGATGCCAGCGGTCTGCGACGGCGTAAGCGCGCCGGTCAGCACGCCGCCGGCAAGCGGCAGATAGGTGGCAACCGCGGTGTCGACATAGCCCTTGTTGGCGGCATGCAGCGTCGCTGACGGCGCGCCGGACAGCGTGAGCAACCCGGTCATCGCCGCGCCCGAGATCGGCACCACCGCGCTCCAGGCGTTGGCGTGGCGGCCGTAGGTGCCGGCGTCGTTGGCGGCGTCGGTGAACAGGTGCGCGTCGGCATACTGCTTGGTCACGGCGCCGAGCGCGGTGGACGGGTCGGCGGCCAGCGTGAGGCCGCCCAGCATGGTGCCACCGGACAGCGGCAGGAACTTGGCGGACGCGCCGGAGGTCGCCAGCGCGCCGTCGAGCACATCGGCGTTGGCGTTAAGGTGCGTGCCCCACGCCTCCGCGTCCTGGTCGTATACCGGCTTGTATAGACCGAGGTTGGGGGTGGTGGTGTAATCTGTGCCGCTCATCACTGCACCTCAACCGCTTCGATCCGCGCCACCACGTGCCAGGTGTGGATGGGGGCGGACGGTTGCTGGAACGACAGATTGAGGCAACCGTTCGTCGTATCAGGTGTCGCCGTAACCGCGATCCCGGTCACGACACCACGCGACAGGATTACCGGCGTGCCGAGCGCAACCGCTACCGATGCCGCCCCGGTATCGCGGGTCATCAGCGCATTCGGCATCCACCAATCGTAATCCGACCCTGCTGTTGACAGGTCGCGGGCGTGCAGCCGGATCGAGAACCCGAATGATGCGTTGTCGGGAATGTTCATGCAGTTGGTGGCGTTGGCGTTGGTTCCGCTGCTGGTTAATTGCGTCGCTGCCGCTGTACCGACCGCGCGACGTAACAGCGTGCTCGATAACTGGGCATCGCCTTGAGCCAGTATCTGCCCCGATGCGTAGGCAAAGACGCCATACCGGGCACGATCCGTGGCTTGCAAGCCGCCGGGGATAGCGCCATAGCTGCCAGTCGCCGTGTTGGTGCTGCCACCAGCGACCGTGGCATTGGTGGCCGCCGTGTTATTCGCGCCCCCGCCGATCACCGATGCCGGCCCGGTCGCCACCTGCCCTGCCGCCGTGCGGCTCATTTGTAAATCCACCGTGGACGGGCCGCGCTGATTGCCGCCGTTCGCCGTGTTGTCGCTCATATTGGCGCTGATCGACATTTTGCCGTCCACCGGGTCGCCGGTTTTGAGCAGATAAGACGTCGTGTAAAGCTGCTGGACACTTGGATCGACGCTCCAGGTCCACCACTGCTCGCGCCCATTGCCGTCAATCAGGTTATTGGTGCCGACTAGTGCGGAGGACCCAATGGTGACGTTGGTGCCGACCGAAGTCAGGTTGGTCCAGTGAAAGACATTGTTGGTTCCGGCGTCCAGGCAAAGCCCCTTCCCGCTGCCAGACGCCTGCTCGATCGTGCCGTCGTAAACTGTGATCCGTTGCGGTTTGGTGGTCCCGTTCGCCGCCGTCAGTCGCATCGCGCAGAATCCGGTATAGGGAGCGACGAGCACGAGGCCGTGAAAATATACCCCCGTCACACCGCTCGTGGTGTAGTTGGTGTCACCGATTTGCAGCAGGTCGCCTTGCGCGGAATACGGATTCTGGTAGGCGCCTTCAATCCGTAGCTTAACGAACGTGAATTGTCCGAACCCGCCAGCCGTGGTGTTCTGCGCAATCTTGAGACCAACACCACGCGGCCCGGTGATATCAAGATTTTCGACCTTGATCGGGTTGGCGCCCTGTGCCGTCGCATCGATGCGGAATGCAGGCGACCCGGTTGAGCCGCTGCTGTCACACCGGATATTGGTGAAATAGGGCTCGCGGATAAACCCCTGCGTGGCGTTCTTGAGGTCACCGACCGAAAAACATCCGCCAGAGAGATAGTCCATATTCAAGTCTGATACTGTCATGTAATCGACGCGGTCGTAGACATGAAGGCCGAACTGCAATCCGGCCGCAGTGCGGTCGCCCATGATCGAGATGCCGCGCACCATCGGGCCGTACCAGCTGTCCTTCATCAGCCACTTGGTATCGCCGTAATTATTGCCCCCGTCGTACCACGCCTCCGACCACGAGAACGCATCGCCGACGTATGTGCTGTCCAACTGCACCGTTGAGTAGATTGAGCCGTCGCCGAGGACGCCGCCCGGAACATGAATGGCGAACCCCGGCAGCGGGCCGTTAATGCCCTTGATTACGCAGACACCGGCCGGGATGTAGACCACCGCCGGGGTGGTCGCGGCGTACAGCGCGTTAACCTGATTGATCGCCGCCGCGAACGCGTTGCGGTCATCAGTCACGCCGTCGCATTTGGCACCGTAGTCGCGCACGTTCACCCGATACGCCGCGCGATCCGCCAGGGTGCGCGGCGTGGTCGAGCCGGTGGCAACGGTGGTGCTCTGGCTTATGTCCAGCGTCGGGTTCGGCTGCGCCAACGCAGGCACGGGCGCCAACAACGCCACGAGTAGCGCGGCTATGGCGCGACGCATACCACGCCTCCGTTGTTGTAGAGGTCGCCGGAGACGATGCCCTTGGCCGCGAGATCGGCCGGCGTGCCGGTGGATTTCGGCAGGTTCGGCATGCTGATGCGCGTAGCAGTCAGCGGCGTAACGGCACTGTCCAGCGCGTCGGCGTTCTGGTTCCAGTGCTGGCCCCAGTTGCTGACATCGGCGTTGAACGTCGGCTTGAATAGCCCGAGTTTCGGCGTCTTGGTGTAGTCGCTGCTGCCGCTCATGCTGCCCTCGCGAACGGCCCAGGTGCCCAGGTGCCCGGCGCGCAGACATGCGCCGAGGTGTCGAAGGTGATCTCTATGGTCACGCCCTGCACGTCGGTGCCGTAAGGACCGACACCGTAGGGACCGACGCCATAGGGTATGGGAACGCCGCTCGCGACCGGCGACAGACCGCTACCGCTGCCGAAGCCGCCGGTGCCGAAGCCGCCGGTGCCGAAGCCGCGCTGGAACGCCACCTGCACCATCTGCACGCCGGCCGGTGGAATGCGCGCGATGGCATACTGCGGGATCGGCTCGATATCGGTGGTGAACAGGCTGACCAGCAGCGTGCCGGCAACCGGCGCGTCCCACACCTCGACCGCATCGACGCTGCCCCAGTCCTCGCCGGCAATCGGCCACTGCACCGCGGCGGGGTTGGCGATGGTCACACCGTCGGCGCAATAGACCAGCGTCACCGGCTGGCGGACATAGCTCGGCTGGGTGATCTCGCCGCCAGTGTCGATGTCGAGCAGGCCGAACCAGCACGGCATCGGGAAGCTCAGCGCCGCCATCAGAAGCACACCGCGAGTTCGGCCCGTAGCGGCGCACCACTGAGATTGCTCTGTTGGACCCACAAATTCGCCCGCGTCACCTGCTGCTGCCACTCGGCATCGGCCTGCGCGGCGCGGTCGGCATCGAGCGCCCAGATCGCGCCGAGCTTCAGCAATCCGTAGAGGTAGATGCCGTAATGCCGTTCGAGCACCGGGTTGGTGTCGGTCGGCAATAGCAGCGGGCGCGGCTTCTGGTAGTAGGCCATCGCCACCGACTGGAACACGTAGGTCGGGTCCGGCGGGTCGGGGATCATCGGATGTGGCAGGAACTCGATGCAGTCGCCGACCAGGCGGTAGGCAAAGCACGGTGCCGCCGGGTTGGTCTGCCACAGCAGGCTGGGATAGACGCCGCTGTAGGTGGTGTAAGGCGAGGTCCAGCCGCCGCCTTTTGGCGACCATTCGTCTTTCAGATCGAGGTTCGCGCCTGACGTGGCGTCGCGGATGGATGCCATGGCGGCAAAGTCGGCCGGCAGCGCGATGTAGGCGCTGTCGATGTCCTGCACTGCCGACGCCCACTGCGCGCGGGTGCGGCAGGTCTCCGCGATCTCGGTCTCCAGCATGGCGACCCAGCCAGGGATCAGGCTGATGCAGTCGCGGCGGTTGAGCCAACTGACCAGGTCGTCTTGTAATTGTTGATACGTCGAAATATCAACTACTCCGCTTGGCGGCCCGACGCTGACGGGCCTTGAGGTTATAAGCATCGCGATCTACGGCGCGAGATCGCCTCGCGATACTTATGCCGTCGTGGGTGTAGTAGCGTTTGCGCATCGAAATACGGTGGCACTCGCGGCAATTACGGTGGCCAGATGCGGTGATGTAGGTGTTTTCAGCGGTGAACGGGTGCCCGTGCTTGCACTCGGTTTTCTGCGCCAATATCCAGCTTCCACCCTTCAACCGGCCCTTGGCAGTCATGTCGCGGTTGTTGTCGGCCTGGGTGCCGAGGAACAGATGCGCCACATTGCAGCAAGCTCGCACATCGCAATGGTGGAGCACGTGCAACCCATCTGGAATGGGGCCGTTGGCCTCTTCCCACGCAACGCGATGCACCATCACGCCATTGCGGTCCGGGCCACGCATCATCCCGTAACCGCCTTCGTTCAGCCAGCCATCGAATAGCCAGCACCCTGAGTTGGGTTCAGGGATTAGCTTCTCTTGCCAAGGGATGTGTCTGGCCATCTCTATAGCATAAACCGTTACGATCGCGGTGTCAGCCTGTTACGCTTCTGGCTTCGGTCCCGGCGGCGGCGGCGCTGGCGGCTTCGCCGGGTCGTCCTTTGGCGGGGTGTCGCTCGCGTGCTGCTGCGCCCGGCGGCCACGCTGGCGGCCTTCTCTGCCGCGGCCTTCACGTTCACCGGCCTCGCGCTGCCGCTGCTCCCGTTCCTCTGGCGTCATATCGCGCTCGATCGCCTCGGTTTCCTGCGCGGACATCACCGTCATCGAAGCGTTGTAGGCGTCCCATCCGGCTGCCATGGCGGCGTCTGCGGCCCCGGAAACGGCGTTCCGCAGCATGTCGGGATACAGTCGTGCGAAGTGCACCGGCTCAATGTCGCCGAACAGGAACGGCTCCGCCGGCGGCGTGTCAGGCGATTGCGGCAGGCCCTGCGACGGGACGCCACTGCCGCCCACCCGGTTGCCCTGTTCCGGCGTGACCGAGAGCGAGGCAACCGGCAGCCCGGCCATATCGAGACCTGGTGTCGGGGTCATTGAGCCGGGTCCGCCGGTTCCGGGCGTGACGCCTGGCGTCGGGCGCATCGGTGGCACCTTGTCGTTGCCGCCGCTGCTGTGGGTTGGAAGTGCCATCATATCCTCCTGCTATCGTCGGTGCGGAAGTAGCGGGCCTCGCGGCTGTCGAGCCATTTGTTGAACGCGACAGGATCGCGGGTGATGCCGAGCCGGGTCAGGTTGGCCCAGGTGTTGATGTCGATGCGGGCGACGTGGACGAAATCGCCCTTGCCGTGGGTGTGCTTGTCGAAGTTGGCGGCGAGGCGTTTCGCGCTCTCTACGACCGGACGGGTGTTCTGGGTACGCACGATCAGCGGCAGGCCGGTGTCCGTGTCGGTGATGACCTCGGTATGCCGCTGCGTCGTCGCGTCCCAGCGCTCGTATAGAGGTGGCGCACTCATTGATTGAGATCAGCGATCCATGCGTGCGCGAGCGGGGCAGTAACGCGCAGGGTTCCCTCGAACACCACGCCGCCTTGCGAATTATCGCCCGTCATTGCGAAATCCAATTGAATTATGTCGCGTTCTGGCAACGGTGCTAACTCCAGGTAATCGCGATCGACCAGCAGGATCTGGTGCGCCGGCGTGAAGCGGTCTGGGGCGAGTTGCAACGTCCCGAAATTCGTTCGGTACACGTCTACAGCACCTTGTATCGACATTTCTCCGGTCGGCGACGCCTGCACGATGTTCTGTGCCACGATGGCGTTGTTGGTGCCGCCCTGCGACAGTGTGCTGAAGTAGTTCTTGATGTTCCCGCTCATAATGCCGAGCGTCGGGTTGCCGCCGGCGTTCCACGCGGACTGCATCGCGGTGTTCACGGTTGTCAGCGAGAGGTCGTAGGGCGTGCCGGCGGTGCCTGCGTTGCTGCCGTCGCCGATTGGCGCGACCCCGGCGCCGGCGCCGCGGATGGCGTTGTTGCAGTAGCACGGCAGGCCTGACATGTGGCGCGGGTCGGTGATGGTCTTCACCAGCGGCGAGGTGATGATGAGTTCGAGGTCGCGCTTGATCTCCATGCCGCGCAGGATGAGCTGGCGATTGTATTCGTCTTCACCCCCGACGATGTCGACCACCCGCAGGGTGTTGGACACGCCTACCGTGCGGGCTGCGATCTGGCAGATGTTGTTGAGGCGCGCCGGCTTGACGGCGGGATGGATCACGGCCGTGAAGCCTTCGGGCATCGCGTTATCGGAGGCCGCATTGAGTTGCTGGACCAGCCACTCGGTCATCACCTGATTGGCGACGATGCGTGGGATCGCGGACAAGAGCGGCGTCTCGTCGGGGTCGATGCGGTAGATGATATCGGCGAGGTCTTCGCGGACGCCGGTGGCGGCGGGCTCGAGGTAGGTATTGGCGGGCGCAGCGCCCATTGCGGGAACGGCCACGTGTCACTCCATTGCAGGCGCGAGCGCAAAGCGCATCAGCGCGGTGAAACCAGATTGTTCGGTTTCGCAATGGATGACTGAGAGCCGGTCAGTCCGTTGTCAGGTTGGTGCCGTTGGGCACTCCTGGGCGTCTGACAAGCCACACTTGGTCATCGGTGCGACGGCACGTGGCGCGCGGCGGTTGGTGAACCGGGCCGTCCCCATCCCCAGGGATCAGCTATGGCGCACTCCGACGCGCGTCGGTGACAATCGTAACTACAACCGGCCGGCGCCGTCAATCACCGCGCGCGACGTGCGCCCAGCAGGGCTGCGGCGTTGCGGAAGTTGGGCCGCGCCTCGAACGCGCTCTCGGCGTCACTCACGCGCTGCGCCGGTGCCGGCGGCGGTGCGACACCACGCGGCGGCGCTGACTGGATCGGCGCACCAGTGCGCGCACCGTCCATCATGCGGTCCCACTGATACGCCTTCATCATCACCTTGAGTTGCCGGTGATCCGCCAATCTGGACAACTCCTGCCGGTTGAATCCGGCCTTGCCCATCGCCCATTCGCTGATCTGGCGTTGCCACTCGGCGCGGATCTGTGGGTCGGCCCACTGCGGGAATTCCTTGGCGAGTTCCTCGTTGCCGCGTTGCACCTGCTCGGCGAGCGCGCGCTGGGCTGCCTCCTGCTGCACCTGCGTCAGTTGCCCGAGCCGGCCCTGCTCATCGGTGGCCGCCTCGTAGGCTGCGCGCTGGCGCAGATATTCCTGCGGGTTGCTCTCTATCAGGCTCGCGTCGGGCCGCGGCACGCCGGCGATCTGCTGCTGGATGCGGGCGAGCTCGGGCTGGAGGTATGGCAGCACGGTGGCGAGCGCCTGCTGCTGCTGCTCGAGCGCCTGGCGTTCGCGGGCGAGTGCCTGGGTCTTCTGGGTATAGTCGGTGGCGGCGGCGACGGCGCGGCGTACCTCGTCGTGGCTAAGCCGGCGTCCGTCCACCTCGATGCCGGGCACGGTCGGGCCCGGCTGCTCTCCTGACGCGGGCGGAGCGATGCCATCCGTCAGACCCAGCGCGCGGGCCATGGTGTCGTCGCCAGCGGCGGGAGCGGGCGCGGGTGCGGGCGCTGCCGGGGTAGCGGGCGCCTGCTGCCCGCTGGGCGCTGCCTGCTGCCCGCTAGGGCGTGGCGCGGGCGTGGTCGGCGGGCTGTCGCGGCGCACTGGGGCGGTCGGTGGTGGCTGGCCCTGCCGGCGCTGCTGGCCGAGCAGGCGCGCGGCCTCGCTGACGGAGATCGCGGGCTGGCTGTCCGGCGGTGGTGCGCTCTCGGGGGA